CTCACTAGAGCCGTACTCCTTTTGATAATTCTCATTATCTACTCACAACTTTTGTTGCTTTCGGATAGTCGTTGAACTTTCCCCTATTAAGGACTTAGCGGCTGATTATCCATTATTACAGTACTTAGGACTATACACCCTTTGTATAGCTTTTATTTCACCCTATACTATCTAACTAATTTTTTCTGCTTTCGCAACTCTCACGCTTACCCCTATTTCATGATTACGTTGTAGTTTAGTTAGCTTTAGGACTTTCCAGCAATTAAATAGATTAATTTTTCGCACATATCACTATGTACGGAGACTATGTATTACTAAGCTACTAACAACATAGTAGCATTATAACCTACGTTAATCTCATTGTCAATTTCGTAACCAATTTCACCACTCGTAGCTTTTAGGATAACTGTATCCATGTCAAGACCGAATGACATTTTTAACTTTAATATTACGTACTAATCGTTCCCATTAGTACTCTCATACTTTCATATGAGAATAGACTATATCATGTACCTAAAACAGGCACCCCAGCACTTCCATTTAAGGGATTCTCACCCACTCACTAGAGCCGTACTCCTTTTGACGAATTTCACGTCTATACACAATGATTTTATTTTTTGACGTATCATTGCTTCAGGATAGTCGTTGAAGTCCATATGATTTATATCATACAAACCTGCTGATTACCAATTATAAACAGTACTTAGGACATATCTTATTAATATGCTTTTATTTCACCATATACCATCTGTGAACTTGTTTCTGACTTTCGTCACCTAATATTAGGTGTCACAGCTTTACGGTTTTTCAGCAATTCACTAGGTTATTCAAGACTCTATTACTAGAATCATGCGACTTAAAAATGTAATCTAAAAATTACATTTTATGCAATTTTATCGTATGCAACGTCAAACATATATCTTACATTACTTTACAACACGTTACATTGTAAATCTTATAATCTCTTACAAGAATAGACTATATCACTACCATATCTTTTAAAGACTTAGGTACTCTATTTTTCCATTTAAGGGATTCTCACCCACTCGTTTGAGCCGTACTCCTTTTGACGAATTTCACGTCTACTCATAGTTTACACTACTTTCAGATAGTCGTTGAAGTAGTAATTAAATCAAGTAATCTATCTTTATTATCTAAATAATCTTCACCTACATATACTATATTACAACCACTATCTAATACACTTTGAAACTTAGCCTTGTTTACATCTGTATCCTGTAATTTATCAGGCTTGATTTCTAAATATAAATCGTAATCTTTTAAGTATATATCAGGATAATAAGAATGATAACTCCCATTAAAATAATACCCAAATCTTTTAAATTCATACTCATAATTAATACCCAACTCACTAAGCAATGAACAGATACTAACTTCATATGAACTCTTTAGCTTTATTGTATTACCATAACAATCAATGTAATCAACCCACCTAGACTGACTATCAAATGCCTTACGTACAAACTCAGGGTCTTGCCACAAACGTAACATATTTTTAGACCTCTTAGCTTTAACATCTGGTCTCTTATTTGATTCTAACATCCTAGATACTTTTTCTTTTTTATAAGCATCATCCATCCAAACTTTCTTTGAATGTTCTCTACATCTTTCCCTAAAAGACTCATCGCTATGATGCTTACGAATAGCATTAACTCTCTTTTCTCTGATTTTTGAGTCTTTCCATTGCATCTTAGAAATCTCAGACCTATGTTTTCTAAAAGCCTCATCACTCATTATTTTCTTTTCGTTAATGCTTTTTAATTTTATATGATTCTCACATTCTGTAGGAATATTACCAAACTTCTCCCTAAAGGAAGTTATATTTAAACCATGTGTCATCATATGTCCACCTGTTAGCTTTTTATAATGCTTACCACAAACAGGACAGACAACATAATCAACACCCTCTACTTTACCCATAATTACCACCTGCTGATAATCTATTTTTATACAAACCCTTAGCAATATGATACAAACTCTGTACCAAGTTATATTATACCATATCTTTTATTTCAGCATAGGTCATGTTTTACCTTGTTTCTGTTTTTCAACTCTCTATATTAGTATAAAGCGTAAAACCTTTAAGACTTCCCAGCAATTAATAGAGTTATTCAACACAGAATTTCTTCTATGCGGCCGCATATATGTTTACGGATTTTAATTTTCGTGGACGAGCAACTACAGGCTCAGAAACCACACGCACATCCAATTGGTCAACTGGAGCGTCAAAGCTGTTTTGGTCATAATCAAAATCAGCTTCTAGATGTGTTACAGACACACCTGTTAATTTAATTTCACCAGTAACATAGTTTACAGTACCAGCACCTAAACCAGTAGATGCAGAGTCTGTAATAGTACCTACCAAACCATCTGCATTAGGAACATCCACCAATTCTTGACCGATTTTATCTACTGAAGTCAAGCGGAATGTACCAGGCTTAATAGGAGTATGCAATACTTTTTGATTTACTGCATTAGTAGTGATTGTCAAAGACTCACCACTTACGTGTTCACCACTGAAATCACCACCAGTGAAACCACGTTGAGATGAAATCATATCAGTACCAGCTTTGATACTACCTTTATTGTTACCATAAGTGAATTTCAAGAAGAATACTTGACCATTCCTACGGTCAAGAGGTTGCCACCTTACAAGTAATTTTCATTACTAAGTAGACTATACCTTTAGTAGTTACTTCATTCGTCATATAAAATAAATAGAGATTTTATATGAAACTACATACCACACATTAAGGGTTCTTCTTATCCCCTTACACATATCGCCCTCTAATAGCCTCTGTGAAGTCGTTACATCGTTTCCCTATCACTAGAGAATTTAGACTCGGTATTATCAAGCTATCTATTTTACAATAGACCTTAGACTTTCTTAGTAGTGTATTCGTGTATTTCTACCTTATTTAACTATTACCGATTTGAGTGTGGTTTATTTACGTGTCAGCACAACCATATATGCTTTGTTTATACAAGGGAAAATATAAACATTATAAACTTACTTAGGTATTACCCTACAGACACGATATCATTAGCAATAAGATTTGGCATCACAGCTGTGATAATATCAAACACGTTGGAAGTGAAAGTATTAACCATAGAGATGTCAGTACCTTCATGAATAGCAGTACCATTCATCATGCGACCTTTAGTAATTTCCAACTCAGATTTTGTGTTTTCCAACAACAAAGAAAGTTGAGTTGCTTCTACATCGGAATAACCTTCTACGTGTTCTTTAACTACGTCGGTGTAACCTTTCCATGATTCCAACAAAGGTCTGTATTGCTCATAAATATTTGTTTTCATATGTTAAATTATTTCCCTCAAAATAAATTTTTAATTCATAATAAACTAATGAATACTAACCCCTTCGATTAGAGAATATTTCACCAACTCTAGGTTTAGTATTTACTGTATTCTCTTTTCTAACTTGGGAAGATTCATTAACAATTTGAGTATCTACAATAGAATTCCTAAAAGAACCAATACTATTATTAGTACTCATAGATTCACATATAGAATATACGTCAGATTTACTAAAACCTACAGGCAATTTTGATTGAACAGATTCTACTGTTAACCCATAATTACCAGCAATCACAGAGATTAAATCATGTTTAATGACTTTATTAGATTCTTTAAGAGAAGTATATGATTCATCCAAATCATCTAATTCACCATTCAACTTTTTAATCTTAGCTTCTAGGTCTTTGACTTTCTGCTCGTAATCTTCAATTTGATTATCACGTCTATCAATAGCTGACTGATAACCCCCATCAACATCACTTAATTCTTTCCGTAATGACTGTAAATCAGATTTTAGAGCAGTAATTGTATCTTGCTGTGCGACAATTAAACTATCTTTACGATTGATATCGTCCACAGTTGATGCAATTTCACCATAAGCCTCAGATAATTCATCTTTTAATTCTTCTTTTTCTTTTGAAAGATTTTTAACTTCTTTCTCTAAAGATTCATTAACAAGAATATTATCACTTAACTCATCCTCTAATTTCTTATTAGATACACTCACACCCTCTTGAATTAATGAGTTGTTTTGATACTTTAACGCTTTACAAGCTTCTTCAATAGAACTTAGTTCATCTAAACTTAGCTGTAAATCATCAATCTCGTTTTTCAATTCAGCAATTTCTACATCTTTCCTTGCAATAGTGTCTTTTAGGTCAGATACTTCATTCTGAATCTCTAACTCTTTATCTTTAGAGTCTTGCAACACATTAGAAATCTTGTTTAAAGCACTATTTAAACTTTGCCTCAACCCCTCATTCTCTTTCTCTAAAGATTGTTTTTGAGCCTTGATTGACTGTAAAGTACTTTGTAAAGTATCAATTTGTGATTCACTATCATCAATAACTTCAATAGTGTCTCCGCTATCTACAACAGTATCATCACGTTTAGCAACGATTATGTCTTCAACACTTTCAAGTAATAACTTTTCAGGCGTTAAATCATAACCTTCAATGCTATTTATAAAAGACTTAATATTATTCAAGTCTTTTTCATCGCACTCTTTAATAATTTTAAAAAGAGCGTTATGAACATTAGTCTCAAGTGCTTGTTTCTTAACTACACCCTCAGTCACTACCTCATTTGGACGAGCTGACTGAATAGACGGAAATGGAACAGCATCAAATGTAATGAAATTATATTGATTTTCATCTACCTCAATATAATCTTTTCGTTGATGTAATGCACCACCAGCCCTTGAGGAATAGCCAATAACACCACCAGCTTCATATAATGTATTAATGATTCTACCAAAAGGAGTATTAAGAATATGTATCTCACCAAAGATTTGATTAGACTGTGGTACTTTCCACATCTTAGCAATTCTATGAGAAACCCTTTCAAAATCTACTTCCATTCTGTCTGCAGGGTGATTAGCCTCACCATATAGAGTATTATACATTAACTGCTCTGTTACATAAGGACTCGATAAAACATTATCCCATAATCTTTCAGAATACTTTCTACCATTCCTATTTAGAGAATCCCACTCAGCAAGCGGACCCCTAATAACCCTTAGAACAGAATCAGAGGTAGAATCTGTCGGTACATTACTCTCGTATACACCCCTATCAAATACACAAATATCTGATAAGTATGTTTTTGCACTATTACCCATCTTGTACCTAAATACCCCCAGTAACACAAATATGTATTATCAATATATAAAATACTATTAACAATACGTATAAATTTGAATACAAAATATACTTTTAAGGTCTATAATGTATACCAATTTATAACTTTGAAAACATTATACTCTATAAATATCTGCATGATAGACACTTAAAAGAAAAGAGGAATATACGATATAGTATATTCCTCCATATTGTACATATAGATATATAATATGTACTAAAAATATTTAATGTTTTTTAGTGAAATCAATCACCATTTCCCTTAAATACTACATATCTATCTTGTTTCTTAGCATAAGGGTCAAT